ATATTCATCATCGCGTGGAACGCGAACAATAAATAATTCCAAATCTTCACCCACATCGGGGCAGTAGGACACAAAGTCCACAAATTTATAAGCATCGCCTAGACAAGCCATTTGCCATTGCATTTGTGCAAAGTATTGGCTTGGGGCTGTTCCGCGCAATACGGTTTCAATGTGATTAGCAGGCGTTGGGCATTTGATTTCAATACTGCCGCCATCAACTAACCCATCGGGGCTTGCACCTGTCATTTCAATGGTTGGATGCTGAACAAAACCAACTTCATCAACCATGACACCTTTTTTTAATTCATACGAAGCCCTTGCAAGCGGTTCTAACGCATTTCCGCGTTCCATGTGGGCGTTGGTATAGGTTTCGGCTTTGCGCCCCGTTAAGCGTTCGCAAACCAGTTGCATACGGTAGTTTCGGCGCGTTACTGCTTCACCTGTTTTAACGGTGGCTAATACATCGGCTAATCGGCTTGCGCTAACCTTGCCTAATCGGGCGGCAAACCATTCATCCGATCCTTGGATTTCGTTCATTCTGTTTCCTTTATTTTTTCTGCAATTTCACGATCAACTAATAAGCCAAGTTCAGCATCAATGGCATCATCTAAATCTTTGCCATTTTTTGCTTCAGCCGTTCCATCGCCTTTTGCGTAATAAATAGATTCAAAGCCAACAAACTTATCCCAATCATAATTTTCATCGGCAAGTAAATCATTGATGATTGCAGGCACAACATCGCGCAGGAAACGATAACGCACAGCATCCGCAACCAGGAGTTGCATTTGATCATCGGGTAATTGTTCGGTCATTTTGCATCCTTTCGTTCAATTTGTTTGGCAAACAGCCATTTTTCGCCCATCATTTGTTTGCAGGCGGCAACTTTTTTTTCACGCAATTCAACAAGGCGTGGGCTTGGTGGTGCTAATTTGTAAAGGCTAGTAATGATCATTTGGCATCCTTTGTTAATTTGGCTTTCATGGCATCTTTTGTTGCGGTAATTACTTTTAGTTCAGCGCGATTATCTTTGAATAACGGCATAATTCTTAAATAAGATTCCTGCAATTCTGCCAATGTAGTGCAATTGTTTAATTCGGTTATTTCATTATCAAGGCTTGGTTCGGGTAAATCTTGGCCGGCATACAAATATAGCGCAAGACCAAACATTGCTAGGTTTTTTGTTAAGCATCGCATGATAGTTTTATTCACATCGCACATGGTGAACGCATCAACGCTTTTTTCTGCAAATTTGGTTGTATAAGTATAGGCTTCACGCTTCATGGCTTTATTTGCGCCATTCATAACTGGCAACCACATTTCATGGGTTATGCCGCCAGTCGTAACTTCAGTATAAACCATCACGCCAGCATCGCTTTCAAAATATGGCAAACCATCGGCGGTTTTAATTATTTTGTAAGTCGCATCGGGGCAAGCAATTTTGAATTCATGCCAAGCCCAAGTCCATGACAAATAACTTAAGCCATCTTTTTTTTCAACGCGATCATTGACATTTATACTGCTTAATTTTTCAAAACTCATGTTTTATCCTTTAGTGTTAAACAGCCAACAAGCAAAGCAAAAAGCCTATGGCAATCATGCTACCGACAAAGCAAACAGTTTCAACAGCAATGTTAAGCCAGTTTGTTTCAGATTTTACAACTAGGTTTTTGTAGTCTTTCATTTTTACCAATCCTTTACTTGTTGAACCATCCAACGGGCAAAGCCATCAACATCGTGATTGGCTTCAACAAAATATGCTAGATCGCGGATTCGTTTATTGTAAATGTCGCGGATGCGGCCTAATTTATCATCGTTAGCATCGTAAAGAATGACAAGCACTTGGTTGGCAATCAAATCTGTTTCATCAACATAATCTGATAAGTTGTGGCTGTTGATTAAAAATTGTTCAACAAGATCTTTTAGATTGACGGGGGTATTTTCTGAATAATCATCATCAAATACAGGGCGGACATATTTCATGTTAGTTTCCTTTAGTTTCCAAGTTAATACAAATCGGCTGTATCGTTATCAAAACGATCTTGCCATTCTTGTTCATATAAACTTCTAGCGTTTGGTTCTACCCATCCACCATAAAATTCAGAATGATTTTCAAAAATTTCATTTAATGCTTTTTTTGCATCTATTTCAGTCGGGTAATTAGAACCATAAATTTGTTCATCACCACATTCATCAATAACAACAACATCATATGTAATTTTAGCCATTTTAGTTTCCTTTAAGTTTCCAAATAGGGGCTTGCGCCCCATTTTTATTTGTTTAAATTATTGCAAAACATTTTTGCGTGGGGTAACGATGAAACTGCCGTAATAAATTCATCATTTTTGTAAATTAAATATAAATTTTTAACAATTTTCATATATGTAAACATTTTAATTTCCTTTAAGTTTCCGTTAGTGCGTAATTAGCACAGTTCCTATCTTAATGATATTTAAGATCATTGCAATCATTATTAGCATTTATTTTCAATTATTTTAAAAAATAGTTTAAATATGGGTATAATGCAACTTTTATGGGGATAATTATGGAATCAGATTTTGATTATGTAAGGCGCAAATTGCAAGATCCAATATATAACATTGGCGCAATTGCTAATCAATTAGGCATCCAGCGTTACCGGCTGGACAAGATCATTAAAGGTGGCGATGCCAAATTTAGTTTGATTGAAACATTACGCATTTATTTTAAAGATAGTGCCGCATGACAGAGCATCAAGAGCAGGTGGCCGTAATAACTTGGTTTCGGCTTCAGCATCGCCAGTATGCAAATTATTTGTTTGCTATACCTAATGGCGGTGTTCGGAATATAGGAACAGCCGTTAAATTAAAAAAAGAGGGCGTATTGGCCGGCGTTCCCGATCTGTTCTTAATGATACCAATAAACGGTTATCATGGTTTATGGATTGAAATGAAAGCGGCTGGCGGTCGCGTGTCTGATAGTCAAAAGCAATTTATGGGTGCGGCAACATTGATGGGTTATCCGGCCGTTGTTTGTTATGGCTTTGATGAAGCAAAAAACGCAATAAATAATTACTTGCAAAATAAATTTAATTAAATTAAGATTCATAAATCACTTGGTAGTGATTAACTTTAGTAGGGCTTCACATGCTAACTGGCGGTTACTAAGACCGTTCTACCAACCACCTAAAAAGTGGAGTTAGCAGGTGAAGTCCTTTTTTTATGGGGCAAGCAAATGCACTATTATAAATTTAATATAGCCGATTATCGCAAAGACACAACCCATTTAACACCAATTGAACATTACATATATCGCAGTTTAATTGATTGGTATTACCTTGATGAACATCCAATACCAAAGGAAACCCAATCGGTTATCAGACGGTTATCATTGGGTTCTGACATGGTTAATTTAGTGCAAAATGTTTTGGCTGATTTTTTTGATTTAACTGAAAAAGGCTATGTTCATAACCGGATTGAAGTTGATATTTTAGAATTTCATGCTAAAGCAGGAAAAAATAAAGAAAATGGCAAACTTGGTGGCAGACCTGCAAAGCCAATCATAACAAAGAACAAAACCCAATCGGTTAATTCTGATAACCCAAATCAAAGCGAACCTAACCTTAACCATAAACCATTAACCAATAACCATAAACCAATTAAATACATTCCACCAATTCCTGCGGAATTATTGTCTGAATGGTTAGCCATTAGAAAAAGAAAACCGGTAACAGAAAGGGTTTTTAACGCATTGGTTAAGGAAGCAAATAAACTAGGATGGACTGCTGAACAAGCCGTTATCAAATGTTGCGAAAAGACATGGGCAGGATTTGAAGCCGCATGGGTTACTAAAGACAATAAACCATCATATCAAGATGCAAGGGAAGCGGCGGCTAGAACAGCCTTTGGTTCATTGCTAACTAATCAAAATAATTTAAAGGTGATCAATAATGAATAATCAACCGTTACCAATGGAATGGATTGAAAGATTGTTTCAAAGATTACATGGCAGGTTTGGAAATACTTTTATTGATAAATTTAAACTTGGCCAACTAGATGCAAGCGGACAAGACATTGGAATTTTAAACGCTAAAGCAACATGGGCATTGGAATTATCGGGAATAAGCGTTGAAAGATTAAAGGCAGGCTTGGATGCAAAATACACATACGCACCATCATGCGATGAATTTTTAAAGCATTGCGTAACAAACAACATACAAGATTTTGTTGCATTGCCAGCACCAGCATACGAAGTTAATAAGGCGCAGGCTGATAAATTATCAAAATACATAAACGATCAGTTGAAGCCTAAAACAGATTACAAGGCATGGGCAAAACGGATCATTGCTAATCCACAAAATTTTCCGGAAATTAGTTTGAAATATGCACAGGAAGCATTAGCGCATGAAATGGCTTAAATTAGACAATTATTGCATCAAATCGGGCGAATGGTTTATTGCTAAGTATTACAAAGCAGATGGATCGGTTAAATACGGGCTTTCAAATAAAAACACTAATCATGGTTATTTTGATATAGCCAACGATGCCAAGGCTAAAGCGCAGGAAATAAACAATGGCAAAGTGTAAAGAATGTGGCCAAGAGCCAAAGCGATCATTACCGCAAAACAACCGATTGCATTTATTGTTTACTGAAATTGCCGCTAATGTGCCGGCCGCCGATGGGCTTTATCATCCTGCTTTATGGTGGAAAGCCTGCATGAAAGCCCAATGGTTGGGTTTTAATGAATATAAAAAATCAAACGGTGATATTATTTACGAATTAAAATCAACGGCTGATTGTAATGTGGCTGAATTAAACGATTTTATGGCACGCGTAGAACGATGGGCGGCTGAACACAATATATGGTTGCAGGATTAAATGAATACAGCAGAACGCAAGCATTACGATAAGTTAAGTCAGATTGGATGTATAGTTTGCCATCGTGAGGGATTAGGCTTTACAATGGCGCATATTCATCATATAAGACATGGTGTTGGCATGGCACAAAGGTCGCATTACTTGTTAGCCATACCATTATGCCCTTTACATCATACAAACGGCGGACATGGCGTTGCATTGCACGCAGGCCAAAAGACATTTGAACAAAAGTATGGAACAGAATCAGAATTGCTTGAACATACAACAAAGATTTTAAGGGGCGAAATATGAAACAGACATTTACTATTAACGAAGCGCAATTAACAGTTGGTGCGTTCTTTTTAACACTATTGCACGCGGCAACCAACACACACATATTGCACCTGCAATCACGCAGTTACAGCGAACATCAAGCATTAGGTTCATTTTATGATGAAGTGGTTGAATTAACCGATGGCTTAATTGAATCCTATCAAGGCAAACATGGTTTAGTGCAATACCCTGTTGAATATACTAAACCGGCCGATACAGGCTTATTGGAATTACAAACATTGTCAGGTTATGTAACGCTTAACCGTTCTGTAATTGGTAATGATAGCGAATTGCAAAACGAAGTGGACAGCATTTTAAATCTAATAAACAGCACAATATATAAATTAACATTCTTAAAGTAAGGGGAAAACCATGAAAGCAGTTGAAGCCGCAGTTAAGCAACTTGTTAGCACTAACCGTAGCATTGTTGAAGATGCACAGCGTTACACATTAGATCCAGCCGATGTAGCAAAAGCATTAGCAGATGCTAAAGATGGATCAGTTGAACAAACAGTTTTATTAGTATTAGCCAAACTTAATCCAGTTGCCAACAGTTCCAAAAAATAATAAGTGCCGCGAATTAGGATGTAACAACCCGAAAACAACGCGGTCTTGTTTTTGTGTTGATCATGGTGGTGGCATAACCGAAAAGGGTAAGGCTAACAGCAAACTATATTCAACAGCCGCATGGAAAAAGCAACGGTCGGCACAATTAAGCGAACAGCCTTTATGCGCTGGTTGCTTATGTGCAGGTAAAGTGGTGCAGGCAGAACACATTGATCATGTGTTTCCGCATAGGCAAAGCAATGATAAGTTTAAGCGCAACCTATTTCAATCATTGTGCCAATCATGCCATACACTAAAGACACAAATGGAAGCGCATGGGCAATACCTGTATTACACAGCAGACGGGGTGCATACATACACCGATGCTGATTACAATAAGACAATAGGATAAGACATGAAGCCACGCAGTAAGTTAAGAATTGAACGATCAACACGCACGCGCCAAGCAATCATTGATGCCTGCCATTACGATATATTAACGATCAGACAAATAGCAGAACGATTGGGCATACCATGTCAAGGCATTAACATCCACCTGCTTAACCTAGTTGAAGATGGCTACCTATCCAAACATGAACGGGTTACTAAGTATAACGGTCAATGGGCTTGCGGTTATACATCAATCAGCGATGAACCTTATGTTTGGCGTTACCGCGATGCAAGCAAACACATAGAACAGCCCGATGAACCAATCGCGCAAGTGCCTGACATAAACATTGGCTTGATGATTAAATTAGGTTACACCAACATCATTCCACGCGCAGGCAAAGTGCATCAAGGCTTTATGTCGTATAACCCACAAAAACGCGCTATAAACGAATAACTTAAACTTTAAAGGTATGCCTAACAAGCAAACGGGAACACAATCGTTCGCAAAACGATTTTAAAATAGGGGGTAGTTTCAGGGAATTCCCTAAACGCAAAAGGAAAAGACATGACAAAGAAAACATTACCATCAAATTTACGCATCGTTCGTTCAACCGATAAGGAAGTTGTGTTGCCTGAAAAAAT